TGAACCGCCCCGGGTTTCCTGGAGAGTGTTTTATCTGTGAACTCAGGCTGCCAGATCATCGTTTCCGATGGAAGCATAATAAGCTTTTTCTGCTTCTGCCGGAGGAGTATGGCCCAGCCTTCCCAGCAATCGTCGATTGTTATACCAGTCCACCCACGTTAGTGTGGCCAGTTCCACTTCTGCACGGTTTTTCCAGCTCTTACGGTGTATTACCTCCGCTTTGTAAAGACCATTGATGCTCTCAGCCATCGCGTTGTCATACGAGTCGCCTGTACTCCCTGTTGATGCCAGTAATCCGGCTTCTTTTAGTCGCTCCGTATAGGCCAGTGACACATACTGAGAGCCTTTATCGCTGTGATGGATGGTGCCAGACGGACGACGGGCCCACAACGCCTGCTCCAGCGCATCCAGCACGAATGTCGTTTCCATAGACGATGAGACCCGCCACCCCACGATGTATCCGGCAAACACATCAATGATAAACGCCACATAGACGAAGCCCTGCCATGTGCTGACGTAAGTAAAATCAGCCACCCACAGCTGGTCAGGTCGTTCTGCCACGAACTGACGGTTTACGCGGTCGCCTGCGGCAACGGCTTTCCGGCTGATGGTCGTACGGACCTTTTTACCCCGGAGAACACCGGCAAGTCCCATAACCGCCATGAGACGTGCCACTGTACATCTGGCCACCCTGATTCCTTCCCGTAACAACTGACGCCAGACTTTACGCACACCGTACACCTGATGATTTTCATCGTATACGCGCTGTATCTCTCTCTTCAGCCAGTCGTCGTGCTGCGCACGGGCACTGCGTTTATCCGGATGATGTCGCTGTTGCTGACAATGGTAATACGTTGACGGGGCAATATGCAGTTCGCTGCATACCGGTCCGACCCCGTACTGCTCACGCAGCTTATCCAGCAGTGGCATCATTTTTTCCAGAGGCGGTCGAACTCCGCCTTCGCAAAATAAGCGGAAGCCTGGCGAAGGATATCGTTACTGCGGCGCAGTTCACGATTTTCACGTTCCAGCTCTTTCAGACGCTGACGTTCAGCGCTGGTGAGCCCACCATCACCGCCCCCGGTATCCCGCTCATGCTGGCGAACCCAGACACGCAGAGTCTCCGGCGTACAGCCAATCTTTGGGGCAATGGAACAAATTGCCGCCCACTGTGAGTCATATTCATCCTGACTTTCCAGAACCATACGAATCGCCCGCTGACGGACTTCGGGGGAAAAACGAGTATTTTTAGTCATCCTGTTTACCTCTTTCTCAGGGAGTTTAGTCTCCAGGATTTCCGGGGCGGTTCATTGACCAGATTAACCGCCGCGCTTGCAATCATGCAGGATCGCGATATCTGGATTGTTGATGCCACTGATTTGACGATTGAGCAGATCCGCGCCATTGCAGAGACTCATAAACGCCGTTATCCGCACCTGAAGTTGATTGGTGTTGATTACATGGGCCTGATCAAAAAACCGAAGGCCGAGCGCCACGATCTCGCTGTCGGGCATATCTCCCGCAACATGAAGACTATGGCCATGCGTCTGCATACCCCTGTTTTTGCTCTTAGCCAGCTTTCCCGCCAGGTGGATTCTCGACCTGCTGGCCAGCGTCGCCCGGTGATGTCGGACCTGCGCGATTCCGGCAGTGTTGAGCAGGACGCTGACAGCATTTTGTTTTTGTACCGCGATGAAGTTTACACACCTGATTCACCTGCAAAGGGTATCGCCGAGGTGATTATCGGTAAAAACCGTTCTGGCGGGGCAGGTGAAATTATTTATCAGGAATTCCGGAATGGGCATTTCCTGCCAATTGATCAACACGTAGCACGCGAAAAAATACGCATCCAGAAGGAGGCAGAGCAACCGAGAAAACGTGAAAAACGGTATTCAAACAAAAACTTTAATACGGACCCATTTTAACCACGCATGACCAGCGTGAAATAACCGAGGAAAGACCAATGACCACCATTTCAGGCAAATTAGAGTACCCGTCGGACAAAGGACACATAGACGACGGTAAAAACTATCTCGACGTCATTTTGTGGAATATGAACGCCGGGCCACGTGCGCGCACTCGTGCGGTTTTTGTACTAAGACCCAAAGCAGGCAATTTTTCAACACCAGCTCAGCCTGCCCGTCAGGCATCCGTAGCCGCAGCGCCAGCAGTGAAACGTAAGGGCAAAACGCACACCGGGATCGCGATTCGCAGAAATGGTGAGCGGCAAGTGAAACTCCACGAAACAGCGACAACCTGGTGTGCCTCACCGCATGAAACTTACGACAAGATAACCGGACAGCGCATTGGTGCGCCTGGTCGCTGTCGCCTGCTGCTGAGTTCCATCACTCCGATAGCAAAGAAAGGGGCGTGATATGGCCGGGCAATCAGATTACCTGCCGCCCGGCTTACCACACAACCGCGCCAAATGGCCTCTGGAATACCAACTTAAAGAGCACTACGACATGCGAGCGGCGACGCTGATCCGCCAGCTCTTTGATAAGCGTATTCCGAGGGGAAGCGTGATTGAGCAAATCGGAATGACGCCGGATACGTACCGGGAATTTTTCAGAGAGCGTCTGAACTACTGGAGAGGGGTGATGGAGCAATGAAATACAAACGGTGGGTGCGTGCGGAAGTCGTAATCATCAAACAATGTGCAGGCAGCATGACAGTTGAAAGTATAGGGCAGCTTATTGGCAGAACCGCTGCGTCGGTACGCACAAAAGCGCGCGAGCTGAAAATCTGTATGTATCTGCGGGGTAATTATCACCAGTCAGCGAAATACCTACAGGAAGATGTCGAGCTGGCAAGGGAATTACATCAGTCGGGTATTAATCGCCAGGATATCGCGGAAAAACTCGAAATGCCGATCGGAGCGGTGAATCAGTTTGTTTATTTTGAGCGGAGGATTTCATGAAAGAGCTTTTTCTTGCATTTGTGCCCCGGTTTATTAATGACCAGATCGCACTGACTGATAATGGTGAACAATATGAAATTGCCTGCAGCATGGTGGATGTGAATCCGGGCGAACGGTATGACGCGATGTGTGATCTGAAAATATTTACCTGGCTGGGTTGGGCCATTCCGTGTGGAGAACCAACCAATATTCGCCCGTTTGAGAGCAGGGAGGCTGTATGAGTGAATTGAAAATACGTCGCAAGGCAATAGCACGCGTTAAAAATCCATTACCAGTGCCCGCCGAATGCCATTTTTGTGGTGGGAATGTACGGATTGGTACGTATGTATGGTGATTGCGGAGTGACGTAAAACGAATCTTTGTGGGTGTAATATCGTCAATATCATTGGTTTCCCGGAGGGAAAGGACATGTTTGGCGATAAACTGGAGTTACCACGGAACGGGCGGATAGTGCTCTATATTTCAGATTACAAAGTAACCAGGGCTGAGGTGTTGGAACCGGAAAAACATCTGGTCACGTTACCGGACATTATTGAGTTGTATAAGCGGGTCGGATATGTGGACTTGCATCGCGATGATGTTCCCGTTGAGTGTATGGAATGTGAACACCGGAGGTTTGAAGTTGATTGAATTGACTTAGAAAAAGCCCGGGGCTATAGTTTCCGCGCAGCCGCAAAATCGGTTGCCGGGATTGGCGTCCCGGATATCTAAGTGACGCATAGCCGCGTTAGCGGTTTTTTTATGTGTTAGGCACGGCCACATTCGCATTATGGTGGGCTGTGTGGGGGCTTCTGCGGAAGCGCCGGGTTCACTTAGCCGGTTACGCCAACCCTGCACAGTTCACCACCAGATGATTGGCGTCGCTGGTGGTGATGAAAAAAACACTAAGTGAGGCCACTGCGATGACAATCCAAATATCTGCGGAATCCCTTTCTCCGCTACATCATAACCAACTTCCCGTCATCACTACTGAATTGCTTGCCAGTTTGTATGGCACGGAAGTAAATGGTATCCAGCAAAACTTCAAGCGCAACATCGCCAGATTTGTCGTAGGAAAGCATTTTTTTAAGCTGGAAGGTAATGAATTACGCGACTTCAAAAACAGACTGACAGATAGTCAGTCAGTTGCTAAACATACCCGATCCCTCATTCTCTGGACAGAACGCGGCGCAGCTCGCCATGCCAAAATGCTGGAAACAGAACAGGCCTGGGAAGTTTTCGAAAAGCTGGAAGATTGTTATTTTAGACAGCGTCCAGAGAGGCGGAGTACAACTACCGATGACCGTACTCCCTTACGTGATGCCGTTAATATGCTGGTCGGTAAGAAAGGCATGATGTATCCCGATGCCTACACCATGATTCATCAACGCTTCGCCGTCTCTCACATAGAACAACTGTCACAGACGCAAATGTTAGAGGCGATTGAATACATCCACTGCCTGCTACTCGATGAAAATCAGCCAACCATTCCAGATTTTTCTTTTATCACCACTATCAAAAATGGAAAAGTGACCAGGATGCGCCATGTTGCCAAAGGCGAACATCTGATGACGTTTGACGCTTTCAAAGAGATCGCTGAGCGGGCAGGGTATCTGGTGATCCACAGCGACAACCTGCGAAGTATGACGCTGGATAAATTGATGGTAATGGGGAAAAAGTCGGTTGTATCCGTTGCTGATTCAGCATTTTGACAGGTTGAATGTTTGGCGCGGTTATACTCTATTTGCGCTTAAAAAGGTATTTAGTCACAACCAGCACGAGGCCGAATACTCTGTCAAAGTACCGCCCATGTAAAACTGTTACGTATGTACTTGATGACTAAGCTGGCACCAGGTTAACACCAGGCGCCAGCTTGAAGGAAACTTCAGTTATTGGTTTCTGAGGAAAGCGATTCTTGAAAGGGTCATTTGCGTCTGGCAGTCGACCATTTTCTTGACTTCAGCATCTGTTCCCTGCATTGAAACTTTACCGCACATAGCATCCTTAGTTTTGATCCACTGACGCTGAGAAGGCAGCAACTCTTTTTTCTTCGCCGGCGTTAACCTGCCCCAGACTGTATTCAAATCAGAGTCAGCATTCGCAAATGCCATTCGGGACTGATCAAGGCTTTCAGCTTTTTGCGGCTGAAGTTGTGCCTGCCTCTCTATTTGCTTCTCCGCCTCATACCTGGCCTGTTCCTGTGCCCTGAGTTGCACCTGTTGTTCCGCTTCAATTTGACTCTGTTGGGCATCCTTAGCCTGCTGGATTTTCTGCTGCTCAACGATCGGGTTGATAATGGAAAGCGATGTCAGTAAAGCGGCGCCCACTGATATCGGATTATCAGAAGAGGTTTTTACAAAAACGTTTTTCTGATCGTCGGTCGCCTGCACGGTGTAGGTGATACGTTTTGAAAAGGCGTTTGCGTTGTTCTCCAAAAACAGATTTTCCATTTGCTTATCGAGATTACGATTAAAATTCTTTCGGTAAGCATCAGAAAGCTGGATGTACTCGTTCGCAGGTAGAGTCATCGTCACGGTCCCTTCACAAGTTTTCATTGTGCTGCCCGTGTCACTTGATGTTGTGGAGATTTCAGAGACGGCTAGTTTGATCTTGTCCAGTGTGCTTCGTTTGGTCTGATTAGTGACATCAGGGTATTTATCGACCTGTTCAGAGAGTCCTTCATAAGCAGATTTTTTTAATAAATCCATGAGAGCTGATTGGGTCATTTCCGAAGAACAACCGATCTCATCTTTTTTGTTATCACAGCCTGTAAGGGCAATGGCGAGTAAGAGTACTGAGTATTTTAATCTCATGAATTCCCTTTAGAGTAAGGATTGGTTTTTAAGACGCGGTCTGTAATCAGTTCCGAGAGCTACAGTAAACAACGCTGAGCACTGAACGCATCACAGGCAAGGTAAAAGGTGATATCGGCAAAGGCTGTGAAACCTTTAATTCAACAGATGGGAACGGTATGCACAGGATCCTGTAACGACGCTCCCAAAACCGGAAACCTGTAAGGCATGTTTTCGCTGCTGAACTTAATATACGAACCTGCACTATCATGAACATATTTTATATCGTTATACCCCGAGTGATTGTGCCCGGCAATGGATAGTGTCCTGGAGGAACTATTTCTACTGTAAAAGGTAGACATTTAATTTCAGTGTGGAATTATTCCCTGCTGTTAATAACCATGGCTCTATATGGCACCGAGCGGACTAGTTAACTTGCCTGAAAGCCGCTATGAGTGAGGAGCGAATATTGGCACGATAGGATACCTGAACCATTTTTTGGACATGCGCTAAAAGCGAATGATTAGTTTTATCGGAATATTTACAGTATACTTACAAGGCAAGCTTGGCGTACCGTCTTGGGCGAGATTGCTTAAATTATTTTGTGGATATATCATTCAAACAAAAGATAATAAAATGAGGTTGTTATGTCATATATTCGCGTAGAGAAAGATGGCCTTCAGTATGAAGCAGAATACTTCCGTGAAGAGGATATGGTCACAGTCTTTGGGGTTAGAGGAGGGCATTCCAGCGTGGTTCTAAATGGAATGACAGAAGTCGCGGCTGCTCGTACTGCGTTACGAAATCTTATTAGAGAAAATCAGGTTGATCCTCTAACTGATTAAAAATAAGCCATCTTAACTGAGAGCATATTTTGATATAATTTAGATTAAATCTATTTTGAAGGTTAGTTTGGGATGAGAAGATTACATCAAAACCGTTATTACTAGCAATAAGTTGTGTAAATCAAATAATACATAATCAGGTGGTAATATATACTAAGCGTAGTAAAGTTTTTATATATTCCTGTAACTTTGTGAGAAACTTCCATGAAAGCCGACAACTTAAGAATTATAGAGAATGGCAAATATGTTTTCGATATGTTCTTGGATACTGGTGAATTTTACTATACAAGTCATGCCTTTGACACGAGAGAAGATGCAAAAAGCTGGATGGAAGAATGGCAGATTTGGGCAAATAATGTATCGAGTGGGAAAGTAAGTAGTATTTATTATATTTTACAAGTGCCTGATACTTGGGCCGGTTCTTCAGATAAAAATAACCCTTACTCGGGACTTTATGTGAAAATAGGGCGTTCCAATAATGTGCTAAAAAGGTTGTCTAACCTGCAGACAGGTGCATTTGGTCAATTAATATTACACGCTTTGGAACCAGGTGGTTCAGAAAAAGAAAACTATCTTCATGAAAAATTTAGCAACGAAAGACGTCAAGGTGAATGGTTTGTTTGTACTAAGGAACTTACCAAGCATATATTTACAACATGGTTTAAAAACAAAATGCTCCCACCAGAACATCAAATAAAAATAATGCAGCTCGCAGAAAGAATAGGTATTTATTCGCATGTTCATACACTAATGGGGGGGAAGCCAGACTTAGTAAACCCATCTATTAGTGAACCTTGGGAATGCGAAAAATATGTTTTGGTTGATATGATTTATAGCTCTTTAGCAAAGCAAGTTAATCATAAAAAATAAAGTGTTACATTTTAACTATACAATTATTGATTCACTAATGAAGAGGTGATTTAGACGTATGAAGTTTTAATAAGCTCCAAGAATATTTTGTCATACATGGGTTAAAGAGTTATATAATAATATCTGCTTCTGGAACACAGCAGACAAGCACCTGCAGATAAAGGTCTGCTGAGAGCGAGAAGCGGATCATACGTTGGAAGTTGTTTAGGCAAATACGTTATAAACGTATTTGATTAAATTTACTTGGATCATAGTCTTCAATAACGCTTTATTATATTGTTTTTCATGCAGCAAACAGGTTCACAGGTAGGTAATAAGCTATGAGTGGATGGAAAGAGCCTTTTACATTAGCAGAACAGATACAATTAGCATTAAATTTAGGTTATGAGGCTGTACCAGATGAAGAGGCATATACTGGGGCATACTTCATTAAAGGTGGTAAGAAGTGGATCTTTAACATCATCGGTCTCAAAAAGACATTGAATATATCTTCAGATGATGAACTAAGAGGGCAGGATTATGATGTTGATATGTATTTCGAAATTCGCCAAAATTGGGCACAATACCAAGATATGATCTTTGGAAGCGAAGATATCACTCCTTCACCTAAAAATGAACTTACTTCAATTTGAACCGCCCCGGAAATCCTGGAGACTAAACTCCCTGAGAAAGAGGTAAACAGGATGACTAAAAATACTCGTTTTTCCCCCGAAGTCCGTCAGCGGGCGATTCGTATGGTTCTGGAAAGTCAGGATGAATATGACTCACAGTGGGCGGCAATTTGTTCCATTGCCCCAAAGATTGGCTGTACGCCGGAGACTCTGCGTGTCTGGGTTCGCCAGCATGAGCGGGATACCGGGGGCGGTGATGGTGGGCTCACCAGCGCTGAACGTCAGCGTCTGAAAGAGCTGGAACGTGAAAATCGTGAACTGCGCCGCAGTAACGATATCCTTCGCCAGGCTTCCGCTTATTTTGCGAAGGCGGAGTTCGACCGCCTCTGGAAAAAATGATGCCACTGCTGGATAAGCTGCGTGAGCAGTACGGGGTCGGACCGGTATGCAGCGAACTGCATATTGCCCCGTCAACGTATTACCATTGTCAGCAACAGCGACATCATCCGGATAAACGCAGTGCCCGTGCGCAGCACGACGACTGGCTGAAGAGAGAGATACAGCGCGTATACGATGAAAATCATCAGGTGTACGGTGTGCGTAAAGTCTGGCGTCAGTTGTTACGGGAAGGAATCAGGGTGGCCAGATGTACAGTGGCACGTCTCATGGCGGTTATGGGACTTGCCGGTGTTCTCCGGGGTAAAAAGGTCCGTACGACCATCAGCCGGAAAGCCGTTGCCGCAGGCGACCGCGTAAACCGTCAGTTCGTGGCAGAACGACCTGACCAGCTGTGGGTGGCTGATTTTACTTACGTCAGCACATGGCAGGGCTTCGTCTATGTGGCGTTTATCATTGATGTGTTTGCCGGATACATCGTGGGGTGGCGGGTCTCATCGTCTATGGAAACGACATTCGTGCTGGATGCGCTGGAGCAGGCGTTGTGGGCCCGTCGTCCGTCTGGCACCATCCATCACAGCGATAAAGGCTCTCAGTATGTGTCACTGGCCTATACGGAGCGACTAAAAGAAGCCGGATTACTGGCATCAACAGGGAGTACAGGCGACTCGTATGACAACGCGATGGCTGAGAGCATCAATGGTCTTTACAAAGCGGAGGTAATACACCGTAAGAGCTGGAAAAACCGTGCAGAAGTGGAACTGGCCACACTAACGTGGGTGGACTGGTATAACAATCGACGATTGCTGGGAAGGCTGGGCCATACTCCTCCGGCAGAAGCAGAAAAAGCTTATTATGCTTCCATCGGAAACGATGATCTGGCAGCCTGAGTTCACAGATAAAACACTCTCCAGGAAACCCGGGGCGGTTCA